CGAACTTCAAGGCGTCCTGGACGACGCGATTCCCAGGCTGGAATCCCGCTTGGCTGAAGTCCTGACTTCTGGCGTTGAAAAGGCCGTCCGTTCGTCCGCCGGGTCGCGGTCGGGCTTGACCGCGGTCAAAGGAACCCAGGACAAGCTGATTCGGGAAAACCTTCAACTTCTTCGCGAAAGTCTGATTCCGAAGGTTCATGAAAAGTTCACCCTGGCCCTGGCGACGGCCCTTCCCCTGGGACTTATTGGCGGATTGGCCGTTGACCAGCAAAAGGCGGTCGCCCTGGCCATTAAGAACGCTTCCATTGCTACCAGGGCCGCCCCCGCGCAATACGCGGGCGGGTATTGGGTCGCCGTCTTCAAAACCCAGCAAACAATCGGCGGCGTCCGCGAAAACGAACGGGCCGCCCAGGGCTTGCCGATTGAACCTGTTCGTTGGGTACTCGACCCCCTTGCCGAACACTGTCTACCGTCACCTGGTTTTTATGGTTGCGTCGAATTAGCTGGCGAATACCCTGGCGGCTGGTCGACCTTGCCGACCGTCCCGGCCGGGCAGACGACTTGCCGCGGGAACGATCGTTGTAGAATCGAGGTGTTTCGGAATGGTGAGTGGAGGCGCGGGGTTTACGATGATTAGCGGCGATAAGGTTTACTGTGATTGCTGTGGTTTGCAAGTTCTGGCCCAAATAGTCGGCGACAAGCTGGTTATCAAAGACCGGCGGCATGGCGAAAAACACATGGTAGTGATACCGATTCGCGAATTACTTGACAAAATATCCGAAACAAGTAAAATTAAAGTAACTGAATAAAGGCGGCTTGACCGCCCAAAGTTGGCCCGACCGACCCCCGAAGACGGATAACCGTCCTTCGGGGGTCTTTTTTTGTTTTGGGGGCCTAATCGAAATGGAGTGTATAGCATGCGAAACGGAAATGACCGAAATCAAGGAACTTTCCCGCGGAATGGGAAACCAGCGTTTCTTGAAGTGTCCCGTTTGCGGCTTAATTTGCCTGGTATCTGGCGACACAATAACGCAATCCTGGCCGCCCGTGGTCGGTCAGAAGGGGGGACTTAAATGCGTATCGGCCCATATACCGACTTCAACGATTGCGTAAGTAAGAACGGGGACAAGTCTTCGCCTGAAGGCTTTTGCGCCTGGCTGGAAAATAAAATAACGGGGAAATGGCCTGGCCAACTGGCGAAGGACAAATACCCTGAAGCCTTCCTGACCGCATACGACGCGGCCCTGGTTGACGGCAAGACGGAACCCGAAGCCTTCAAGCTGGCTGAAGAAGCCGCGAAGAAGGCGGGTTACGACCTGACACGCTTCGGCTGGGTCAAGGCATTCCAGGCCCCGACCATGAAGAAGGTCAGCGGCGTTCGAATCTTCGCCGCGGGAACCTGGACGGATTCTTCGGGAACCGAACGAACCTGGTCGGAAGAAGACCTGAACAAAATGGCGGCCGCTTTCCAGGCTGGCGTTCCCGAAATCGTCCCGCTGAAATGCGGTCACACGTCCGACGAATTCAATCAGAAAATCGCCGAAGCCCTGAACGTTCCCGTCGACGTGGTCACTGGCGACAAAGGCCAGGGACAAATTTCAATCGGCAAAATGACTTCCCTTGAACGGAAAGGCGACCTTTTGGTTGCCACGTTCGATAATATCCCCGAACCTATCGCCAACTTAATCGAAGGCGGCCAATATTCGACCGTATCGGTCGAAATTGAAGACCAGGTCGGGGACTTCGGTCCCGTCATAACGGGCGTCGCCTTGCTGGGCGCGGAAGAACCAGCCGTTGATAAGGCGACCCTGGAACGGGCCCTGGTATTCGGCGGGGCCAGGAAGGGCGCGCGGGTATTGTCCTTTGAAAAAGGGGACGAATTACCTGACGCCGCGACGCTTCAGTCGGAATTCAACGACATTCGGAAAGCGTTCGCCGAAGTGGTCAAAGGGAAGAAGGGCGCGCCCGTGTTCAGGGCTATGTTCGGCGGAATGGCCGAACTATTCGACAAAATGGTCGGCGGACGGCATACCGCTGACGCGGGGACTGGTAATGAAGCCCCCGAAGACCGCGCAAATGCCAAAGGCAAAAATACGAAAGAGGGGGAACAAAATCAAATGGACATGTTGAAACAAATGGCGGCAATGCTGGGCCTGAAGCCCGAAGCGACCGCGGAAGAAGTCATGTCGGCAATGAAGGCCGTCCTGGACAAAGTCAACGCCGTCCCGCCCGTAATGGCGGAAGAACTGAAGAAGGCGACCGACCGAATCGGCGTCCTTGAAGCCCAGGTCACGGGACAAACGTCCCTTGCCGCCTGGAAGGAAAAGACCGCGTCCTTCACGTCGATTCCAGGAACCGCCCTGGAACATGCGACGAAGCTGGCTGAAATCGAAGCCAAAGCGGGCAAGACCGTCGCCGACGCGCAATATGCGGCCCTTGCGGAAGCGAACCGCTTGTCGGCCGAAGCTTCGAAGGTAATCGGGACGTCCAGGAATGGCGAACCGACCGACTTCGACAAAGAAGTCACGGCCTATATGAAGGCCCATGCCGACGTCGCGAAGGGAACCGCAATCAAGGCCGTCGCGAAAGCGCGTCCTGACCTTTGGGCCGCCCGCGCCTAGCAACGGGGAAAATAAACGAACGAAATTTTAAGGGGGAAATCAAATGGGAGTAAGCGAAAAACTTATCTGGACGGAATCTTACGAAGCGAACGACAACTATTCCGCGAAGCAATATTACGGGTGCAAATTCGACGCGAACCGTCGCGTATTATTGCCGACCGCCGATTCTGACGTCATCGCCGGAATCGTCCTGAACAAGCCGACTGACGGCCAGACGGCCGAAGTCCTTATCGTCGGCCGCGCGCCTGGCGTGGTCGCCGAACAAATCACGGCGGGCCAGCGCGTCCGTATCGCCAGCGGGGGCAAGGTCGCCCTTTGGGAAGTCGCCGATACAACGACCCAGTGCGTCGGTCAGTGTGTTGAAGGCGCGGCCGCGAACGGCCAGGTCGGGGTCTTCAACTTCAACTTCGCCAGCGGAATCAAGACCGCCTAATTCGGGTAAACCGAACGGAAATTAACGAAATAAAAAGGGGGAAAATCAAATGACCATGTTAAGAACACGCAAGTTCGGAAACCCGACAGGCGCGGATGTCCACGCCGATTCGGCGCTTTCCGAAATCGCCATTGCCTACAAGAACAAATCTTTCATTGCCGACCAGGTCTTGCCCCTGGTTCCCGTCGATAAGCAAAGCGACAAATATTACATTTGGGACAAGGGTTCCTGGCTGACGAACCAGGTCGAACTTCGAACACCTGGCGACACTTATCCTGAAGGTCGAATGAAGCTTTCGACCGATACCTATTACGCGGACATTTACCACCTGGGTTATCCGATACCCGACGAAGACAAGAAGAACCAGGACGCCGCCGTTGACCTTGAAACCAGCGGGGCCGAATGGCTGGCCCATCAATTCGCGTTGAACCGCGAAGTTCAGATTGCGGCCGCCGTTTTCGCGGGGTCGATATGGGACACGAACCCGACCGTCGGAACCGACTTTGTCGCCTGGGACGATTACGATAATTCCGACCCGCCCGACGACATTGACACATACCGCGAAACCGTTCTTCAGAATACGGGCGTTCTTCCGAACGTCCTTGTCCTGGGGAAACAGGTCTTCAGCAAGCTTCGCCGACACCCGCTTTTGCTGGACATGTATAAATACACGGGCCGCGGCATGCTGACGGAAGCCGAAGTCGCCGCCGCCCTGGACGTCGAAAAAATCCTGGTCGGAACCGCCGTCCGCCGAACGTCCGTGGAAGGGGCCGCCAGCGCGACCCAGGCGTTCGTATGGGGCAAGAACGCCCTTCTTCTGTATGTCCCGCCGAAGCCCGCCCTTCGCGAACCCGCCGCGGGCTATACCTTCGTCTGGAACATTGACGATTCGGGCTTGACCATCAATGTCATACCGACCCGCCAGGACGACCGCGACCGCGACTTCCTGAAGGCAAAACACGCCTTCGACTTCAAGGTCACGGGTTCCGACCTGGGGGTTTTCTTCGCTTCCGTCATAAGCTAAACTTTATCGGGGGTCCCGGAATATTAACGGGGCCCCCGAATTCGAACAATCGAAAAAGGGGGGAAATCAAATGGGAACTCAAAGATACCGTGGAACTCATTCCTTCGACCGAATTATCGTCAATGACCTGGTTGGTTACGGCCGGCAAGTCAAAGGGACGAAATACTATGTCGACTGGACTTACGGTTCGGATTCGAAAAGCGGTTCAAGCTGGGACAAAGCTTTCAAGACAATAACGCATGCCCTGGCCGTCGCTGGCGACAACGCGATAATCGTCATCGGGTCTGGCGTTTACCTGGAAGGGGCGACCCTGATAATCACGAAGGCCCAGCAAAAGCTAATCGGGGTTATGTCTTCGGGTAGTCAATGGGGTCAGCCGTCCCTTCACACACACGGGACGGAAACGCTTCTGAAGATTGACGCGGCCGACCCAGGCATGACCGAAATCGCGAACCTGGCATTCCATGACCAGGGCGCGGGAATATCCCTGGAAATCGCCCATTCCGTCAACGTCTGGCGAACCCATGTTCACGATTGCTTCTTCGGGGGCAATTCGACCGCGCTTTGGGCCGTCGTCATAGGGAACACGTCTTCGCCGAATTCGGGCGTCGGGGAAGCGCACACGGTCGACGCCCCGTTGTCCATTGTTGAAGATTGCCAGTTCTACATGTATGTGACGGGAAACATCTTCCAGAATGCCGCCAGTGTGGTTCGACGGAACATAATCGCTGTTAGCGCGGGGGCGCATGGTATTCGGTATTATACCGATAGTTCAAGTCGGCCTTACGGCTATATTCTGGACAACAAAATACACACAATCGACCCTTCGGCGGCTTATGGTATCTATGTATCACAGACGCCTTCACCTGGCTACTTGATGATTGATGGCAACCATCTTTCGGGCTTCGCCGACGCGCCCCATGCCATTAACGTATCGGGCGGCGCAAAGACGGGTCTTATGGGCCTAAACTACCACGGAATAACCGCGATTCCGATTCCATAAGGGGGACAAAATGCCGATATACGTTTACGAATGTCCTGACCACGGCCAAAGTGAAAAACGGCTTCCCATATCGGAAGCCGACCAGGAACAACGTTGTCATTGCGGGAAACCGTTGAACAAGGTCATGACCGCGCCGACGTTCAAAATGAAGGAATATGCCAGCGACGTCGTTCGCGCGACCTTGAACCGTGAACACCTGGGAACGCCGACCCGCGAAACCGCGCTTATGGCGGCAGGACTGGAAGAACCGAAGACCGTGTTCGGGGTCGGCATGTAATCAGATTCTTTTTTACGAATGGGTCGGCTGGGCCGTAGAGCGCGGTAAAAGCTAAAGCGGGGGAAACCGCCGACCCGAACAACTGAATAAAACGCGGGTATCCTGAACCGCGAAGAAAACCCCGATATGGTATCGGGGAAGGGAAGAAAAGGCTTCCCTTCATAGAAGCCTAAATTTATTTTAAGGGGGTTCGAACAATGGCGGCTACAACTGGACAATTAAGTCCCCTGGGAACGGACGTTTCTTATCGCCAGGCTATTTCGCCGAATTATCTGAAGGGAACACGTTCCGACCAGGATACTTCAACACATGACCTCAGCTTCCAGGGACGGGGCAAGGGCAACGCTTCTTTATTCATAGTGAACTTGCCCAACCAGGTCTTGACCGTGACTGTTTACGGGGCGCACACACCGACAAGTGTTGTCGGGGACGCTGACGTAAGGGCGATTCGGTCGTTTACGGTTGCCGCTGGCGATTCGACGACCAGGCAGTTAGCGCGACGCTTCCCGTATTATATTGTCCGTTGCCAATATACCGTCCAGCCAACGGACAATCCCGCGAAAGCGTATACCGTCTATGTGAACATGATAGCCTTCGGCGGCGAAACCAGCCCAATCAAAAACGTCGAAGTCCCGCTTCTGGCGATAACGAACGTCGCGGCCAATGCTCAGCAAAAGTCCGCGGAACTGGATTTAAGGGGTCTGAAACGCGTCACGGTCAACGTAGACATAGGTCGGACGGCGACCACGGCCTTTGTAGGGGCTGGAACCGAAGTCAAGGTTCAATTCAGCCAGGAACTCACAGGGAACGACGGCTGGATTGACTACTCGATGGTATGCGACATTGCGGCCGCTACCGCTTTGGTCATGGACGCCCAGGAAGCCGCGGGGTCGACCCGTATCGAAACGGGGTCGGGCTTGCCCGCCGCGGGGGACTTCGTTTACTTCAAGAACGCGACCATAGCGAATTCGGAATGGGCGAAGGTCGTCGCTATCCTGGCTACAGGCGGGTCGGAATACTTCGACATTGAAGACGGGCTGAAGAACGTCCAGGACGCGATAACCCTTTACAATAAGGCTCAGCGGTTCAATCCGACATTCGAAGTCGGTCCGGCTTTGCGAATGCGGGTCGTAATCAACAACAACAACGGGACAACGAATGTCGGCGTCGATGCTCAGGTCAAAGTAACTTCGGAAGAATAAGGGGGTATAAATGAAATTCATAATCACGGGCGAACCAGTCGTCACAATGACGGGAACGGATTACGCGGCGGACTTGCCCGCGACCGCTTACGATGACGATAATACCGTCGTCGCTCAAACCGTTCTTCGTGTCGTCGGTCAAACAAATACCACGCTCGCCGCATTCAAGACGGCCATGAAAGCCGTCGCCGCCGCATGGAAGACGTCCGTTGCCGCCCAGGAAGATTTGCGAACGAGGCTGGTTAAAGTTGTAGGGCTGGAACTATAAATGACCGTCAACGCTCAAATTCTGAATAACCGACCCTTGCCTGGGGCGCAAATCAATTTTAATCACCCTTTGGCGAAAGGACTGTTATGTTATTTCCTTTGCAATGATATTGGCCAACGGTTGATTGATTCTTCGGTATATCGCCGTCATGGTTTAGCGGTAGGCGGGAAGGGATTGTGGGTGGGGCGAGTTTTGAATGGAACGACGGATTATGCCACTTTCCCCTATCCAGGGGTCGTCGTTTATCTGGCTGTTTGGGTCAAGGTGCGCGTTTGGACGGCGAGTTCGCGAATTGTTGTAGTGCCATTTAATTTTGCGGTTTGGGGTGCCCCGTTCATAGAATTTGCCCTTGGATTGGGTGCGGCGGCGAACACTTTCGCAATGGAATGCAACGTGAACGGCGTTTACAAAAC